ACAGGAGCTCCTAGCTTTACTAAAGGGTTTTTAACGACGCACCCACATGAAGTCCCTAAAATGATTGTACAAGCTAGAGAATTTAATAAAGCACGAACAACTTTTGTAGATACTATACTAAAACACCAGAAAGATGGTAGGATTCATGCTGAACTTCACCCTTTACGCAGTGATCAAGGTGGTACAGTAACAGGAAGATTCAGTTATAGTAACCCTAATCTACAACAAATCCCTGCTAGGCATGGTGAAATTGGTCCACTTATTCGTAGTTTGTTTATACCAGAACAAGATGCGTTATGGGGTGCATTCGACTACTCAAGCCAAGAACCTCGATTGGTGGTACATTATGCAAAACTCATGGGCTTTAGAGGGGCAGAAGAGTTTGCAGACCAATATAATATAGATGCCAGAACAGATTTCCATCAGATGGCTGCTGATATTGTAGGAGTACCACGCAAACAGGCTAAAGATATTAACTTAGGTCTGTTTTATGGTATGGGAAGTAAGAAGCTCGCAGCAAGTTTAGGCTTAGACTTTGAAGATGCACAAGACTTATTTGCTACTTATCATAAAAAAGTACCCTTTGTAAAAGAGTTATCTGAGTATGCTATTAATAGAGCTACACAAAAAGGAGTTATCCGTACTTTACTAGGTAGAAGATGTAGGTTTGATAAATGGGAACCAACTCAATATGGTAGCTGGAAACCTATGACTCAAAAAGATGCTTATGCTGAACATGGTCCAGCTATTAAAAGAGCATTCACTTATAAAGCTTTAAACAAACTAATTCAGGGGAGTGCTGCTGACCAGACAAAAGCTGCGATGGTTGCATTAGCTGAAGAGGGAATTATGCCTATGATACAAGTGCATGATGAACTTGATGTAAGTGTAGAAAATGAAGCACAAGTAAAAAAGATAACAGAAATAATGGAAACTTGTGTCTCTCTTGAAGTACCAAGTATTGTAGATGCGGAGCTCGGTCCAAATTGGGGTGAGGCAAAACAAACATTAAGCGATAAACCTTGGACAAGGGGTTTACGAGATAATCATTCAACCATGCAGACATAGGAGAAAGTCATGTCAGATAATATAAAATGGGGATCTTCACAAAAAGGAGATTACTTATTACTACGAAAAATACATAGAAGACTACAAGGGGGTCATGTTGTTAGATTCCATACAAGACCCGAAGTAGGTGAAGGACAGAATGTTGCCAGTCATACATGGAGAGCATTGATTGTATTGACTACTTTATGGGAAGATGTAAGTAAAGATGCGATACTCTGGTTATTGTTCCACGATGTAGCAGAAGCTGAGTTAGGCGATCTTCCAGCTACCACGAAGTGGAAGTATACAGAGTTAGCACAAGAATTTTCAAAAGCAGAATTTAAATACGAAAAAGACCTAGAACTCCCTGTTATGTTACAAGATTTAACAGAGAAAGATAGGAACTTAGTCAAAATGGCTGACATGCTTGAGTTAGTTTTACATTGTAAAAGACAACTACAAATGGGAAATACTTTAGCTGAGCCTATTTATACTCGGGGCAGAGAATATTTATATAGAAAATTTTCTAGCAATCCCGACTTTGCAGTAGTACATAGTGTTTTATTAGAACTAAAATAAGGAGGAAAATAAATGAAAGATTTTTCTAATTGCTCTGAATGTGGAGAAAAACTAAAAAATGTAAATCATAAACGAACAAGACCAAAGTTATGTCCTTCTTGTCGAGGTGATAAGGTTGGGGGTAACAGTGAGCTACGACAAGTATTTTTAGATTTGCAAAAAAACCCTCCGTCACCGTCAGCGTATGAAGGAACATTTGAAGACGACCCCAGAGCAGTAAATGAAATAGAATATGGTAGAGTAGTTAAACAACCTACAGTTCAATTAGAGAGTCAATTTTCAACATTAGGAGATTAAAATGGATAAAGATCAATTAAGAAAAGAGATAGAAGAAGATGAAGGGTGTAAGTATGAGATTTATTTAGATCATCTTGGCTTGCCTACTTTTGGAATTGGACATTTGATTACAGAATGGGATGAAGAATATGGAAAACCCGAAGGAACTGTTGTCTCCGAGGACAGGGTCTCCTCTTGTTTCCAAGCAGATATTCATACTACGATAAACGAGTGCAAAAAACTCTACAGTAATTTTGACGAACTTCCCGATGAAGTCCAGTTGATTTTGTGTAATATGATGTTCAATATGGGTAGACCACGATTGGGTAAGTTTAAAAAGATGAATCAAGCGATTGCCGATAATGATTGGATTGAGGCTTCTATCCAAATGGAAGATTCTCGTTGGTTTAATCAAGTTCCAAACAGAGCAAAACGTCTCGTAGACAGAATGGAAAAGATGCAAACTTTTCCTCACGGATAACAAAGGAACGGTCTTTCTTATTTTTATAGGGTAGGTTATGTTATGAACATTTTCGTACTGGACTACAACCATAAGAAATGTGCTGAATATCATTGCGATAAGCATATTGTCAAAATGCCTTTAGAAACAACACAAATGCTCAGTACAGTATTCTATAGGTATAATGAAGAAGGACCATACAAAATTGTTCATCAAAAACACCCTTGTACTTTGTGGGCTGGACAGACATTAGAAAATTATCGGTGGCTATGGAGACTAGGCATCGCTTTATGTAAAGAATATACTTACCGATATGAACGTATTCATGCCTGTGAGCGAGTGCTTTACCTAATTAAATCCCCACCCACAGGATTGATAGCAAGGGGGTTTACTAAGTTTGCTCAAGCTATGCCTGAAGAATACAAAAATTCAGATCCTATACTTGCGTATCAAGACTATTATTATTATGATAAACAATTAGCAAGGGACATTTGTACATGGAAAAAAAGAAAAATTCCCCCATTCATGGAGGATCTAACATCATACCATTCCCGACTAAACCAAAACCCCTCCCAGGATTACAAGTAGTAGCCAGAGAAGTTGAGGTTGTTGTCTGTGGATTATGTGGCTCACAATCATTTTTGATGTTGTCTGATGAGACCCATCAGATTGCCTGTGATGAGTGTGGGAGTCTTACTGGAAGCCAATGGCGACCCGAAAACTAAAGATTTGCTTTTCTAAATATCTTTTGTAATACTATATTTAATGTTAACTTATTCTCGTAGAAAGGGGAAAAATATGAAGCTATTAACTAAAGAGTTAGCGACTAAGTTAGTTGCAAACTTTCAAAGCGAAGAGGAAAACTTAAAGCCTGTCGTTAAGTTTTTCGGTGGTGGTGCTTGCACTTGGCTAATAAGTGAGTGGGACGGCAACGATTATATGTTTGGCTTATGTGACTTAGGTATGGGTACTCCAGAGTTAGGTATGGTAAGTTATTCAGAGTTGCAGAATTTACGTTTCCCTCCATTTGGTTTACCTGTTGAAAGGGATAAGTTTTTTAAAGCTGATAAAACTATTCTTGAGTATGCAGAAATAGCTAGCGATAATCAACGTATAGTCGCTTAATACCTCAGAGCGAGGGATAACTTTTGAGTTGTCCTTCGCTTTTTCTGTTGTTACTATTAAATAATTACCAACAAACTTCGTAGAAAGGAAGTAATATGAGTGATGTAAAGTATAGAATCTTTCGCTACCCTAATGGGATTTCCCTTAATGGCAAAGAATTTATTTGTGAAGAAGATCAAGAAGTAAAACTTTTTGATACTGTACTTGATGCTAGTAAGTGGCTGACCGAGAATATTGAGGAAGGTAAGCATAGCAAAAACGGCATCTTTCTTTTATCTGAGGAAACCTTAGAGGAAGAGTATGGCATTTACATAGAAGCCGATATTCCTGAAAATGGTTACATGCCTATTGAAAGGGAGGAAGCTTAATGTATAGTTCCGATCAAATACTAGCTGATATCGAGTACGGTCTTATTGATTATATGAACAAGAAAAAAGACATGACCGATAAAGGTAAAGTTCAATTCTTAGAAGAAAACTTAATGGACTTGTTTAATAAGTCCAAGGAGGTTGCAAATGCGGAATAACCCAGATGACTTAGCTAATCAGTTAGTCACTAAAATAAAAGTATGGTTACGAGGCGAACTATCCGAGGTTAGAAAAAACCCCTTGTATGAAGATGACGATACAAGGGAATCTGCTTTGCTTGAGGGTAGGTACGAGTGTGCTGAGGGCTTACTAAAAATGATCAAACAATGGGAGAAAAAGGAACAAGTATATGTTGAGCCTTATGGAAGCACAGGCTCCGATGTTGATTATTTTCATCCAAAAGCTAAAACTATAAAAAGGGGGATACAAAATGAGTAGAGATTTCACTGACGACATTGATGAGTGCTGCGAAGCAATACTCGGTCATACAAATTGGGGATTTGCAGATTCAAAGCTCCATGCAAAAGTTGAAACTATAATGTCGAAAAGGAACGGCGACAGTCCTAACAGTGATAGAATAGCACATGTCGTAATTTTTTATAATGATCCACATGAAGGAGATGAAGACTATGAAGAGTGAAACACAGCAGTTCTACGATGCTATAAAAAACGTAGAAAAAGATAAGTACTGGGAAGTCATGAGTGATGCTCATACTATATTCAAGCCGAGTGCTTTTACCGATCTTGGTTTGCCAGAAGAGTTTGTGCTAAAATATGCTCATACTTATAAGTCTGATATGAGTTCACCAAAAAGCACTATCTATGGTGATAATGGTGAAGTTATTCATTCATTACAAGGAGTTATGTCTAGTACGATAGCTAATGCTTTAACAAATCTTTTTGGTTTACAAGATGCTCAGAGAGAAGCAGGTCAAAAAATGGGTAGAGGTTCAGCCTTGAGAGTATTATCCCAAGCAGTATGGGAACATACTCATTGACTGTCAACCTCACATGGTTAAAACGCAAAACTCGTTTACGAATAAGAAGAACTCAAAGGGAGAGAGAAGCTATGGACGCACTAGCTAAGAAAAGAGCAACCTATCTAAGTTTT